TCAACCCGCTGACCTGCGGCGGGAGAAGAGATCGATGATCTCGGCTCCCGCCGCAGAGTCGTTTTCGGACAGCAAACGGGCAGCAAACGTTTGTTCGATCTCTTCAGTGGGCGCCTGATCGGTCTGCTGTACCGGCCGCTCGCCAAGCGCCGATCGCACCGCATCCCACTGCGTGTCCGCGAGGTGGGCGTAACGCTCCGTAGTCTGTACCGAAGCATGCCCCAGCAGTTTCGACACGGCCGCCAGTGACACGCCATCCTGTAGCAGCCACGATGCATAGGTGTGGCGCAGGTCGTGCGGAGTGACCACGGTCAGCCCGGCATCGCTGGTGGCGGGCAACCAGACGTCCCGGCGCCAATTGTTGTAGTTGAGCACTCCGCCTTTGGCGTTGGCCACGACCAGCGAATCGCTGCACCGGTGTTCTCGGCGCCCGATCTGACGGTGCGGTGTTGCGCACCGCTTGCCTGAGTTCTCCTCGAACCACGCGCCCAGCGTCTCCGCAAGCTCTGAGGTGATCGGTACGCCTCTTTTCCTCTTGCCCTTGGGGTAGGGCTTGATCTCGCCCGAGGCGTTGTCGTATGCCTCGTACACGTCGATGCGCCGTGCTGCCAGGTGCACCCGGCGGCGGTGCAGTGCGATCAACTCGCCCCACCGCATCCCTGTACTCACTGCCAGCCGGAGGAACACCTCATCACGCCGGGTAGGAGCACACCCGGCCAGGCGCGCGAATTCGTCCTCTTCGAGGTAGTACTCGTCGGCGGGTGGGATGACCGGCAACTCGATCGACAGACACGGCGAGGTCGCGAGCTTGTGGGTGACCACGGCGGCCTTCAAACACGCAGACAACACTGCGTAGATGCGGTGCACTGTGGACGGAGCGAGCAGTGGGCGGCCGGACTCGTGCCTTGCTGCGGTCAGCTCGTCAACCCAGTCCTGGACCATGCCGCGGTCGATCTCGCCCAGTTCGACGTGCCGCCAGTGTGGCAGTATGTGCCGCCGTAGCCGGGACTCGTCGCGGCCAAGTGTGCCGGGCTCGACCTTCCTGTCCGGCCACCATTGATCCACCCATTCCTCAACGGTCATCCGGCCGGACCGGGCGGACACTGCCCCGGGGCGTCGCTGCTCGTCTTCTTTGATTGCTGCTTGGCGGAGCGCCTCGGCGTCCTGGGTGAAAGTGCCAGCGGATTGTTCATTGCCGCGCCGGTCCCGATATAAGCCCTGGAATCGTCCCGAGTCGCGCCTGCGTGTCCATGCCATATCGATGATCTCCCTTCTGCGTGGCTGACCTATCGGCCACGCGCCAACGTGCGTTCGTGACAGTGGAGTGCTAGTCCGCGCTGCGCGGATAAGGAGGTGTTCAAGAAGCGAAATGGGAGACTCGGCGCTCCCTCAATGATAGATCAACGTGCGTGAGTCCGGCGTCAGAAAAATGTGCGGCGGCTCGTTTTTGTTCCCTGGGATCGCCTTATTTGCGGCGTCGCAAAACTATGAGCGTGCGCGGATGAACGGTAAAATCGACTCATGACGGAATCTGTTTTCCTCACGGTGCCGGAGGCGGCACTGCTCACCCAACGTCACGCGGTCACGATCCGCCGTGCGCTCGAATCCGGAGAACTGCATGGACACCAGCGCCGGCGCGGCGGCCGGTGGCGCATTCACTGCGCTTCACTGGACGCCTGGGTCCGCGGTACTGACACAGTGAGTCCGTGCTGCGCGAACGTTTGCCAACTGCGGCGGGCGGTGTAACGCCTCGTTACACCCCAGTCGCGGTTCTCATACCCTCTGACCTGCGATGTCACAGTTGTTACGGTTGTGACGGTCAGGGGACCGGGACCGGGGGCGCCCGGCGTCGGCGCCCGCAGGGCTGGGGCCTTATTCTTCTCTTATATGTACTTATTACTTTAAGTACTGGTTTCTCTCCCTCTCTCCCCTTCTCCTTCCTTTTACCGTCACAAGTGTTACAAGTGTGACAGTGCAGGTCAGAGGCTTGGAATTCTGTGACACCTCGATTTTTGACCGTCACAACCGTTACGCCCCAACAGTCGAGTGATCGAGGTCACACAAGGTGATTGCCGTGTTCCGTCCGGATCGGCCGTCGCAGATGGCAATTACATAGGTGAGGGCGTTCACCGCCCCTCCCGCTCCGGGGTCGGCGCGTCGGCTTCCTCCGCGCCCCGGCCTGGAGCATGCCGCGCCTCCCGTAAAGGCACCACGTGCTCTATCCGAGCACCACCGCGTGGTCGGTTGAGGCGCGGCCCCACCTCGTCCCCTTGGGGATTGCCCCACGCGTTGTCCGTGCCGTCCGTGCGCGTGGGGTCGGGTCCTCTCCGGCGGTGACTTCGGAGAGGACCCGCGTCGGACCGGCTCCGCGGTAGGTGCGCGGCGTCTTGGTCGTGTCGGCTAATGGCAAGCCGCCCGTCTGGCACCGGCTTCGTGCCGGGGCGGTGGGTAATCCGGGTTCGAGTCCCGGCGCGAACCACTGCTGGCACGTAGATGGCGTGTCGTGGAAATAGAGGGGGAACATTGCCCAGCACCAAGCCTGACGCTCTTGTCCTGGAGATCAACGAGCGGGCGTTCGATTGTCCGCTCGGCTGCGAGGTCGGCCGGGTGGTGAAGGTCGCTGACGTGTACGCGATCGTCGCCCACGAACTCGCCCGCCAGGCCGCCGAACTGCAGACCCGTGCCGAGCACGTCGAGCGCGAGGGCAAGCCGCACGTCCAGGGTGCCTGATTTCGTCCCTGACTTCGCGTCTGTCACGGAAGCCGTGGCACCCCGAGGCGTGGAGGTAGGGCTGCACGCGCCAGTCGGCGCGTGATCGCGGGCCGAGGGCCCGCACCGCCACCAGTCCAGCGACGGCCGACGAGTCCGGCCTCCGTGGGGGAGGGAAGGCCGAGACTGCCCCGCACGGTCGTCGCTGGGCTGGTGCGCTCTGAAACCCGACCCGCCACACCCAAGGCGCCACGAGGGCGCTGCAACGTCCCTGGCGGGTCAGCTGGGAAGAGGATGCCCGGCGGGTAGCTCGGTGATCTGCGCGCCGGGGTTCTCGTCGGCGAGTTCGGCGACGATCTCACGGTGGCCCTTCTCCGCGTCGGCGAGTGTGCGATACCGGCGGAGGATCTGCGTTCGCCCGGGTGTGATCACGGCTGTTTCGAAGATGCAGCCGGGCTGTGTGGGGTCCGGCTCGAATCCGAGCCAGATCGTTCCGACGATGTAGCTTGCTGCGTCGGCAGGGGCGATCTCGGTTTTGCCGACGTAGCGGTAGTCCAGATCGTTGAACAGGTCGGCCATGCGCCGCAGTTCGATGGGCTGGCCGTCCTTGTCCCAGAAGCCTTCATCGTCGTCCACGACCGCGAACCTATCTGACTTCCCTGTGTTTGCGGGGGCGTTCCGTGTGCCTGGCCAGCCCGGTCCCCCGCATCTTCGTCCGCGCCGAGACGCGGCGCGGAGTCTGTGAAAGGTGATGTAGTGCGTAAACGACTGCTCGATCTCTTCTGCGGTGCGGGTGGTGCCGCTGAGGGGTACCGCCGTGCCGGGTTCGACGTCGTGGGTGTTGATCTCTCGTCGCAGCCGCGTTACCCGGGCCGGTTCGTCCGGGGTGACGCCCTGGAGTTCGCCGCCCGCCACGGTGCGTAGGTGTCATCTCCTGCGTGCCCAGGGGCCTTTCGTGCGGGGGCGCATGGCTGGGGGATACCACTTCCGTTTCTCGCAGCCGCGTGTGCAGTCGAGAATGGAGTAGGAGATTCCGGCGTCTTCACCACAGGCCAGGCATAGGGTGAAGCCGCAGGTGTCGCAGGTGGCCACATCGACCAGGGTGGGGGCGTCGCACTCGCACCAGATGTAGAGCGACCAGACTTTACGGAAGTTCGGCAGCCGTCCTTTAACTTTGTGGCGTTTCATAGTCATTCTCCTTGTGATTGGTGTTGATCTCTCGTCGCAGCCGCGTTACCCGGGCCGGTTCGTCCGGGGTGACGCCCTGGAGTTCGCCGCCCGCCACGGTGCGGAGTTCGACGCGATCCACGCGAGCCCGCCATGCCAGCGCTACACCACAGCGCAGCGCATCCGAGGGAACGACCACCCGGACCTTGTCGGCCCGGTCCGCGAGCTGCTCCAGTCGGCCGGTCGCCCGTACGTCATCGAGAACGTACCGGGCGCGCCGATGGAAGACCCGATCCTGCTGTGCGGCGCGATGTTCCCGGGGCTGCGGACATACCGGCACCGCCTGTTCGAAACGAGCTTTGTCGTTGAGCCGCCGGAGCATCCGCCGCACGTGGCCCCGGTGGCCAAGATGGGCCGCCGGCCAGCGCCGGGCGAGTGGATGCACGTGGTCGGCCATTTCGTGGGCGCGGATGAGGGGCGCCGTGCGATGGGCATCGGCTGGATGACCCGTGATGAGTTGCGTGAGTCGATCCCGCCGGTCTACACCGAGTTCATCGGTGCAGCGCTGATGTCCGTGCTGGAGCGTGGCCGGGGCTAGACGCTGCGCAGCTTGATCGCGTTGCCTTCATCGAGCATGTCGGCGATGTCGCGGAGTTGCTGTGCTGTCGCCGTGATGATGTCGGGGTCCGGTTCGCTGATCGTCTCGGCGAGCCGGTCCGCGACCCCGCGAACTTCGATCGATGCCGCGAGTGCCAGCAGGTTTCGCGGTTGGGGCACGGTGTCAAGATCCACCCGCGCAGGCTAGCGAGTTCGCGAGTACCTGCGCGGTCGGTGGACATCGCTCGATGGGGTGCTATGCCGCATCGAGCTGCGCTCGTGCGATGCCGGTCATGACTTCGATGCTGATCCCGAGGTGCTTGCAGTGTGCGAGCTCCCTCTCGATCGCTTGGCTGGGCCCGAGCTTGGGCAGGCGCCGGGCAGCCTGGCAGGCAGTGCACAGCGTCAGGCAGGCGATGCCGTCGAGATGCCGGAATTCCAGGGTGACCGCCGCGAGCTGGTCCGTCCCGCCGCATGTGGCGCAGGCATTGGCGAGCTCGCACCGCATGGTGTTGTCAAGGGCGTCCGCGATGACGTCGCGGGCCGCCTCGGTGAGGAATTCCAGCCAGCTGAACATCAGCGCGGTTTCGTAGGCGCTAACGATCGCGCACCGCGTGTCCGGCTCGGCGTCATTGAGAAGCGCCTCGATCGGGCCCTTGCCGGGCGGCGGCTCGTCCGGGGGCGAGAATCGCTCCCAGAGTTCCGTTTCGCCGTTGGGCTCCGTGCTCGTGGGGAACTCCAGGAGCCAGTTCGCCGCTTCTACGGTCAGCCGGTATCGACTGGCCATCCTGCGCGCTTCGTCACGACCGAGTTCGCCAGCGGCGTCGATCAGCTCGTTCTTGTCGGGCATGGGATTCTCCGTTCTTCGGGCGCGCGTCATCGCGACACGCGAAAAGGGTTGGGGCTGTAGGGGTATGGCACCGCTCGCCCGTGATGAGGGGCGAGCGGTCCCGCTACGCCAGCGGATCAGACGTCGAGTTCGGCGACGAGCTCGTCGGAGAGCCGCCAGAATTCGAGCCGCTCGTACTGGCCGCGGTCCTTCGCAACCGCAGTGACCTCGATTGCCGTGCCGCGCCACTGGGTGCCGGGCTCGGGGGTGATTTCGTGGAGCCGCCGTATGAATTCGGTGATCACGGCTTGGCGCTGCTGCTCGTAGGAGGCTTCCGGTCGAGTGCTCGTGTCGGACCACACGAGCTGCCGGTCAACGATCCGCACCTCTTGGGACCACCCGCCAGCGGCGTATTCGTCCTCACAGACGTACTCCTGGCTGATGACGTCGTGGAGGTCGGTGACGCCTTTGAAGCGCAGCGCCGATGCGGTGATGAGGAAGTTCATCAGCCCGATTTCACGATCGGACAGGTCCAGCTGTCTTTCCATCTCCTCGCGCGCTTCCTCCATTTCCGACACGAGGTCGCTGCGGCTGTAGGTGTTATCTGGCAACGGCTTTCCCTTCTGTGTGCAGGGTGGGGAGCCGCCCGGGGACGTGATGCCCCGGGCGGCGGGTGCGGTGATGACGGGTTAAAGCTGCTTCGGCCCGTTCGGGCTGTGGGCGCTGTTCGCCCACTGCTCGGGCAGTCGCGTGCCGCGAGTGAACCGGGCGTCCAGGACCTTGATGCAGTGCACGATCAGAGCATCGAGCTTGGTCGTGCTGCTGTGGGCGTACCGTTTCTGGTCGCGCTCGTGAATGAAGCTGCGGAGGATGCCCAGCGCGACAGTGGCGTCAAAGGGCCGGATGCCGCGCGCGTGGGTGATCTGAGCCTCGCCAGGCTCGATCCCGTCCGCCCGGAACTGGGCGACCACGTCACCGCAGGGTCCGCACCGGTGACGCACTCCGGCGTCGGGGTAGGCGAACGCCTCGATGGGCGGAACCCGTTCGCCCCGGTTCGGGCATCCGGGCGTCCGGCAGTAGGCGCCGTAACGGCCTCGGTTGTCTCGGTGCTGGTCCTCGCCCATGATCCGTGCGAGTGCTCTCGTGGCTTCCGGGTTGGTGACTTCGTTAGGCTGGTCGTCAGCCATAGGAGGTGTCCTCTCCTGTGGTGAGCGGGCCGTCCTGCCATCGCCAAATGTTCAGGACGGCCCGCGCGTACAGATGTGGTGCGTCGCGTTGATCGGCGGCGCTCTCCCAGCGGGTCCGCAGGGATACCGCACGGGACGGGATCGCTCCCGTCCCGCACGGCTAACCCAGCGGGTCAGTACGTGAGGTTTCGGCACTGGTCGGGAGTGGCGAATAAGAGCCGGGCAAGCATCGAGTAGAATTCGCCGCGCTCGATGATTCCTTCCCATGTGAAGCTTTCGAAGGCAATCCCGTGGCGGATCGTCAACCATTCGTCTCCACCATCGATTTGATTGATAAAGCAGAGATCTTGGAAGTAGAAGGCGGCGCCAAGACACCAGTTTCCGTGCCCCAGCTTCTCCTTTAGCTCTCGTCTTGACTCGCAGCGGTAGAAGCTCTCAGAGGTAAACGGCGGGTCGTCTGCGTGTTTGATCCACGGGTTGCGCAGGCCGATTTGAAGCCATTGGTTGATCAGGTTGTCGTCGGTCATCATGTCCTCTCCGGTCCGTTGGGACACCGCAGCACACGGACGGGTTCCGCCCGCGTACCACGGCGTATCCCAACGATCACCAGGAGTTGAGCGGTTTTTCCGCGCGGTCATGCAGCGGGATCGGCAAGGCATGACCGAAGAACTCACGCCAGTCCTCAAAGCATCCGTTGTAGACGATGAATGCGCCGGAAGCCATCCACCCATTGCGGCCTTGCGGCAACGGCTCCGATGGTCTGGCCACGATGTAGCCGGGCACCGTTTGCCTGAGCGTCACTGTCGGGGAGTCTTCCCAGATCGGATAGGACTTGGGCACGCCGGGGCCGACGATGAACACCGTGCCGATGGCCGGGTCACCGCTGATTCTGTGAACGTCGGCACTGTTCCTCGTCGAAATGCTGCCAGGGCGAAGAACAGTCGCCCGCATGCCATGCGTGTACTCCATATTTGGTGCTCCTTCGATTGCTCCGTTGGGGCATGACACCGCCCGATACCGGAAAGGTTCGGGCGGTCTCGCTGCGGCAACGGCGGTTAGGCGTCCTCCTCGTCCTCGTCGTCATCGAGGAAGGGCGAGAATTCGAGCACGCCATTGTTGATCCGAGCCTCGCCTTGCCAGTTCTCGGCGACGACTTCGTGAATGCCCGTCGCGGTTCCGTCGATGTAGAAGAGTGTCGCGCCAACGACGAGGTTGAGTAGGTCTTCCTCGCAGTCGGTGGCGATGCCCAGGGCATCATCAGCGGCGCGGTTGACGGCTCTGTGTACCTGGTCCCAGGTGTAGAGGATGGTGCGTCGCATGGTTCTCCTTTGTCCGTTGGGGCATGACACCGCCCGACACGGGTTCGGGCGGTCTCGCTGCGTCAACGGGTCAGCAGACGTTCATCGTGTAGGTGGCAGAAACGATGCCGCCACGTTCGAGCAGCTGTTCTGCGGCGTGCTGTGAGGGAAGCGCATAAAACGGTTCTAGGCCCGGGCGTATGATCCACCAACATTCCCGGTCGTTTGCAGCGTTATGACACCCGGCTCTCGGGCATTGAATGACGTCGCCGGGGCTGTTCGGATCGATCTTCTTGATGAATCGGTGTATTACGCCGCCGCGTGCTTCGATTGCCAACGGTCGCGGCGAGTTGTACGTCAGTGCGGTGTGACTGTGCCATGCCTTCTTGTCGGCGCAGAGTTCGCCGCAGTCGCATTCGAGCTTGCCGTCAGGCGTGAGCAGTCCGCGATCATGGGTAGCTCCGGATTTTGGCATATGCGGGTCCTTTCCGGTTGGCTGAGCTGCCAGCGCAACCGCCCGGCACGGATGCCGGAGCGGTCACGCAAGCGGCTCAGATGTCCCATTGGAAAACGGTTCGCGCGACATGCAGCACGGCGTCTTCGTGGCAGCCGTTGGTCACGCTGGTTGCGGTCTCGGCGTTCCACTCGTTGTGTTCGTAGGCGTAGTACGCCTCCCGGATCTGTTCCTCGTGGGAATCCCAGAGGTAATCCACATATTCGTCGGGGTAGCCGACTGAGTACCCGTCGTGCGTCAGCCCCTGCGGAATCGGGACATCGTTGTGTGCGGCGAGGGAGGCTAGGTCGTGTCGAACGTCGCGATCGAGCCACTGCTCCCACGCTTCCGACGCGAGTTCATCGACGTATTCGGAGTGAGTGTCATCAGAGATGAGCCCGTAGTCGATGAGCCTGTCCATGATGTTGGCCAGGTGCTCAAGCCACTCGATACCGGTGTTGATGGCGCCGTCGTCGGTGCCGTCGTCGTTGTTGGTGGGCAACTCGCCGAGTTGTATCCACGCTTTGCCGTCACCGTGGATGCCGTCGGTCGTGACGTTGACGCCCGGCGTGCCGTCCAGTGCCCGCACGTTGGCGGCATCCAGGTCGCTGCCGCCGTAGTCCGAGTAGCTGATCAGAATCAGGGTGACGGCTTCATAGTCATCGGTCGCGGAACCGTCGGTGAGGACGAGAGCATGCAAGTGCTCTGGTTCCGCTCTTTCGATGGCCGAGAAGTACGCGCCATCGATCGTGAGGTGCGTGTGCGGGTGGTCGATCAGTCGTTCCCACAGCTCGACCGCTTTCGCGTACTGCTCTGGCGAGTAGATGTGTTCAATCTCGGTCATGGTGATCCCCTCGTGGTGACTGAACTGCCAGAACGGCCACGCCCGGATCGGGTCCGGGCCTGGCCCTTCAAGCGGTTCAGCGCCCGCGCGAGGCGCTTGAGGTGATGATCAGCGAACTGTCCGGGTCTTTCTGGATCTCGATCCGGCGTTCGCCGATGCCGTAGTGGTCGGCGAGCAGGAGTGCGGCTTTCTCGTAGCTGCGTGCCTGTCCGATGACGGTTCCGGCGTCGTTCTCGGCGTACAGCTGCTTGCCGTCCCGGATGATGTTTCCCCCGGCGTCGGCGCCTGAGATGGTGACCAGGGCCCTCCCGGGGCGGACGATGTCGACGTAGACGGTCGTGACGGCGTTGCTCATGTGCGTTGCCTCCCAGTGGTCAGGGGCGACACCGGGTTGGTGCCGCTCGGTCTCCCAGAGGCGCACACGGGCCGCATGAGACGTGGTCCGTGTGCGCGTACCCAGAGACCAGGCCGCAAGCGTCCACTGTGGAGTTCTCAAAGAACAGACACGACGGCGCCATTCGGCCGGGCACGGAATTGCCCGAGAAAGGCCCTTTGTGCGGGCCGTCGTGAGGGAAGCGATCCGCCGCGTTGAGCGGCACTGCAAACACATTCCCATGGCCGCAAGGGGGTGTCAAACAATTCCAAGAAATGGCTGTTTGACCTGCGAAAATTGTTCTTAGTGGCCCATGTTTGTTGCGTGAGAAATGAATAATTATGCCTGGTAGGTGGGTGAGGAGTGACCGGAAACGGCACCTGCCACGTGGGTGGGGGCGCCTGCGTGAGCAGGTCCTAGCGCGGGACGGCCACGCCTGCACGTGGGTTGATGCTGGCGTGCGCTGCGGACGCCAGGCAACGGACGTCGACCACATAAGGCCAGGTCATGACCATCGTATGGGCAACCTGCGTGCGCTGTGTCAGGCGCATCACGCCCGCAAGTCCAGCGCTGAGGGCATCGCGGCGCGGGCCCGCCGGGCGGCGCTCGGCCGTCGCCCGCCGGAGCACCATCCGGGAATGCATAAAACGCGCGGAAATGAATAGAAATTCGTGAATGGCCTGGGGGATTACCCCTCCCCCGGTGGAAGAATTGTCGGGTGGCAATGCGGCTGCCTGCTTGTACGGGTTTTCAGGTCGTGAGCCCTTATTTCTTTTAAAAGAAAGAGCAATATATGACTACTGGGTATGTGTGGGATTCGCTGTTCGCGTGGCATGACACTGGCACGTTCGCTGGGTCGCGGTCGGCCGCGCCGCTGGCGGGCGTGCAACCGGGGCTGCCGTACGAGCACCCCGACACCAAGCGCCGGTTCCACGAGCTCGTCGAGGTTTCCGGGCTGCTGAAGCATCTTCGTCGGCTGGAGCCACAGCCGGTGAGCCACGAGCAGGTGGCCGCGGTCCACGATGAGAACTACCTTGCGTGGCTGGAATCCGCGTCGGCGCTGGGCGGCGTGACGCTGGATGGCTCGACCCATGTCGGCAAGGACTCGTTCGCGATCGCGCAGCTGTCGGCCGGGGCGACCCTGGCAGCAGTGAACGCGGTGCTCTCCGGCGAGGTCCTCAACGCCTACGCGTTGAGTCGTCCGCCGGGGCACCACGCCACCCGTGAGACGGGCATGGGCTTCTGCCTGCTGAACAACATCGGTGTCGCGGTCACCGACGCGCGCCGTCGCGGCGCCGTCGACCGGGTCGCGGTCATCGACTTCGATGTCCATCACGGCAACGGCACGCAATCGGTGTTTTACGGCGATCCGGCGGTGCTGACGGTCTCGTTGCACCAGGACCGCAACTACCCGCCGGATTCCGGGCACCTGTACGAGAACGGCGAAGGCGCTGGGGCGGGTGCGAACATCAACGTGCCGCTTCCGCCGGGCAGCGGGCACGGCGCGTACGTCGAGACCTTCCACCGCGTGGTGCTGCCCGCGCTGCGCCGGTTCCGGCCGGACCTGATCGTCGTGGCCTCGGGGTTCGATGCGTCGGCGCATGATCCGCTGGGGCGCCAGATGCTGACCTCGGCGTCCTATCGGGAGATGACGCACCTGCTGATGATGGCGGCCGATGAACTGTGCGCGGGCCGGATCGTCTTCAGCCACGAAGGCGGCTACAACCCGAACACCGTGCCCTTCTGCGGCTTGGCGGTGATCGAGACGCTCTCTGGCATCGAAACCGGGGTCACCGACCCGTACGTGGCGGGTGACGTCCGGATGGGGCAGCAGGAGTTGCAGCCGCACCAGGCGGCCTTGATCACCGGGGCTGCAGAGCTGGTGAGCCGGGTCCCGGTGCCGTGTGACTAACCGTTCCTGACCGAGAGGGGCGCGACGATGGGCACTCGTGGCCCCGTCCCCAAACGCAGCGATCAGAGGATTCGCCGCAACCGCACCGACACCGAGACCGTCACGGTGACGGAACTCGGCGCAGTGCGCCAGCCGGAGCTGGGTTTCGAAGCGCATCCACTGGTCGCCGACTGGTACACCGCGCTCGGTGAGTCCGCGCAGTCGAAGTTCTTCGAGCCATCCGACTGGCAGGCCGCTCGGTTCGTCGCACACACCATGGACCGGTATGTGACGTCGGCTCGGCCGTCATCGCAAATGTTCGCCGCGATCAACGCGGCGATGTCCGACCTGCTGGTCACCGAAGGTGCGCGCCGGCGGGTTCGTGTGGAAATCGAGCGGGAGCAGGCCAAGCCCAGCGCGGGCGTGGCCGCGCTGGCGGATTACCGCAGGTCTTTAGGGCTGTAGAGGGGGTAGCCGTGTGGAGCCGGTGATGATCGGTCCGCAAGGCATCCCGGAGCGGACACTTGGCTGGCAGCTGCTGGCGTGGGCGGCGGACTATCTACGGCAGCCGGACGGGCCGGATGCGGGAGGACCGTTCCGGTTCACCCGCGAGCAGGTGATGTTCCTGCTGCAGTGGTACGCCGTCGACGAGTCGGGCCGGTTCGCCCACCGCTCGGGGGTGTACCGGCGGATGAAGGGCCACGGCAAGGACCCGGTCGGTGCCGCGTTGTGTGCGATGGAGCTGTGCGGGCCCTCGCAGTTCGACGGCTTCGACGCCGAAGGCAACCCGGTGGGACGCCCGCACCCGGCGCCGTGGATTCAGGTCGCCGCGGTGTCGAGGGAGCAGACACGGAACACCTTCACCCTGTTCCCGGCGATGTTCGGGCCACAGCTGGTCGAGGATTACGGGCTGGAGATCAACCGGGAGATCGTGCATGCCGCCGGCGGTGGCCGCATCGAGGCGGTGACCTCCAGCCCGAAGAGCTTGGAGGGCGGGCGCAGCCACTTCGTGCTGATGAACGAAACCCAGTTCTGGCTGGCCAACAACTTCGGCCACGAGATGGAAGGCGTGATCGCCGGCAACACCGCCAAGGGCCGCGGAGGCGCGGCTCGGCGGTTGGCGATCTGCAACGCCCACGTGCCCGGCATGGACTCGGTCGCCGAGCACGATTACGAGCTGTGGCAGGCCATCGAAACCGGCACCACCAAAGCCACCGGCTTCCTCTACGACTCACGCGAAGCCCCGCCCGACACCGACCTCTACGACGAGGATTCTCTCCGCGAGGGCCTGGCCGCGGCACGGGGCGATTCGACCTGGCTGGACATCGATCGCTTGGTCCAGGAGATCTACGACCCTCGCACCCCGGTCACGGAGTCCCGCCGGAAGTACCTCAACCAGGTCGTGGCCGCCGAAGATGCCTGGCTGGCACCACACGAGTGGGATGCCTGCCGGACCGGCGCCGAGCTGAGGCCGGGCGAGCGGGTCACGCTCGGATTCGACGGGTCACGAAACGACGACTCGACCGTGTTGATGGCCTGCCGTGTCTCAGATGGGATGCTGTTCCGTCTCGCGGCGTGGGAGCACCCACCGCATGACCCGGACTGGGAGGTGCCGCGCGCTGACGTGGACAACACGGTCCGGGCAGTGTTCCGCCGGTACCGGGTCATGGCGATGTACGCGGACATCTATTACTGGGAGTCCTATGTGGATTCCTGGGCGGCTGATTTCGGGCGTCGGGTGAAGGTGAAGGCGTCGCCGCGCAACGCTCTCGCGTTCGACATGAGGGCGAGAATCAAAGACTTCGGGCTGGCCTGCGAGGCGTTCCACGAGGCCGTGCTCAACCAGCACGTCAGCCATGACGGCGACGCGGTGCTGCGGCGCCATGTGCTCAACGCCAAGCGCCGTGTCACGCGATTCGATCACGTAGGGATCGGTAAGGAATCCCGTGACAGTAAGCGGAAAATCGATGCCGCGGTCACCGCGGTGCTGGCGTGGGCGGCGCGGCAGGAGGTGATGCGCCGGATGGGTGCGGGTGTGTCGAGGGTGGTGTTCTACCAGTGACGCCGGAAGAGCTGGACACGATCACGCGGTTGCATACCCGGTTGTCGGAGCAGGCTCCGAGGCTTCGCCGAGAGGATGCCTATTACGAGGGTGCGCAGCGTTTGGCCGCGATCGGGCTGGCCGTACCACCGGAGATGCAGGATCTGTTCGTCGTCGTCAACTGGCCCCGGGTGCTGGTGCATTCGCTGGCGAACCGCCAGATCGTGGAGGGTTTCCGCCTGGCGGGGCAGTGGCGCGGCGATCAGCGGCTGTGGGACTGGTGGACGGCGAACAACCTGGGTGTCGAGTCCCAGATGGCGCACATCGAAGTCCTGGTACATGGCCGCGCCTACCTCTGCGGGGGGTATAGGGAAGACGAACCTGACGTTCCGGCGATCACGGTAGAGGCGGCTACGACGATGATCGCCGAGACCGACCCGCGCACGAGGAAGGTCACCGCCGCCCTGCGCGTCTATGAGACCCCGGAGGGTTCGGGCCGCCTGGCCTGCGTGCTGTACCTGCCGGAGGCGACGATCTACGCCGAGCACACGGGCGGGGCCTGGCGGGAGACCGACCGCCATGAACACCGCCTCGGGGTGGTGCCGGTGGTCGTGATGCGCAACCGCACCCGGGTGCATCAGCAGCTCGGCCGGTCGGAGATGAACGACGTCATGTCGTTGACCGACGCCTGTTGCCGGACGTTGATGCTGCTGCAGGGCGCGCAAGAGCTGATGGCCACCCCGCAGCGCTACATCCTCGGCGCCGACCAGCAGCTGTTCGAAGACGCCGCCGGCAATCCGATCCCGACCTGGCAGGCGTATCTTGCCCACATCCTCGCGATCCCCGATGCCGGCGGGACCGATGTCAAGATCGGCCAGTTCAGCGCCGCGGATCTGCGGAACTTCACGGAGGTCATCAACACATACAGCCACCTCGTGTCGTCGATGACGGGGCTGCCGCCGCACTACCTCGGCATCACCTCGGCCAACCCCGCTTCGGCGGCGGCGATCACCGGTAGCGAGGTTCGGTTGGTCAACGACATCGAGTGGAAGAACACCGGGGTCGGCGGGGCGTGGGTCGAGGCGATGCGTCTCGGTGCGTTGATCACCGGGGCGGATGCTGGCGAGCTTCGTCGAGCGGAGGCAATCATGCGCAACCCGGCGACGCCGACGCTGGCCGAGCGCGCCGATGCGGTCACCAAGCTGTTCTCCACACACCTCTATGACGCCGAGACGGCGTTGGAGGAAATGGGGCATTCCCCGGAGCGCATCCGTGTGGTGATGGAACGCCGCCGCGACGACCCGATGCTCCAGCTGCTCGCGATGGAAGGCGGCGACGATGGCGTTGACGATCGAGGAGTACAGCCGTCGCCAGGCGGCGATCAGCCGTCGCGTGATCGCCGCGGTGCTGCGGCTGCTTAGCCCGTTCCGGCGGCAGGGGCTATCGACGAAGCAGCTGCAGGCCCTGTTCGCCCAGCTCCACACGATGATCGAGGATGCGCGGTGGGAGTCGGCGACGCTGGGCCGGGAGTACTTCGATGCCGAGTGGCGCCGGCACCAGCCCGACGAGCCACCGCCCGTGATGCTGCCGGGCTACCGACGCCCCGTGTTCAACGCCGCGCTGCGTCCGGTGATCCGGCAACTACGTGGCGCGGATACGTCGCGTGAGGTGATCGCTCAGACGGCGCTGATCGCGGCGAAGGAAGCGCACAACGGTGCCCGGCTGACCACAATCCGCGCCGTGAACGAGAGCTCGGGGCGCGTGCTGTGGGCACGCTATGACCCGGAGCCGCCGACCTGCGCGTGGTGTCTGATGCTGATCTCCCGCGGCCCGGTGTACAGCGAGAACACCGGCACGTACAAGACCCCGAAGACCCGCACGTACAGCGGCGACGACCGGGAGAAATGGCACACCGGCTGTACCTGCGAAGCCATCGCCGTGCATGACGAGGCGACCTGGCCTGGCCGCGCGCAGCAGCTCAACGCTGAAGCGCTGTGGAAGGACAGCACCAAGGGCTACCGGGGGCAGGACGCGATCAACGCGTTCCGGCGCGCCGTCTACGCGCGCAACCGGCGTGCAGCCTCCACTGATGAGGCTGCTGCCGCATAGTTCACCGCTCCAGGCGAGCGGTCTTTCATCCATTTCTTTTCTGGTCCTGGAGGCCATTCATCATGCCCGACAACACCCCTGCCCCCACCGAACCCGGCCAGACCAACCCGGCTACCGACACCTCGGGGAGCGAGACGCACGAGGTGGAATCCGTGGACGCGCTGCCGGAGTTCGCGCAGAAGATGATCCGCGCGCTGCGGTCGGAGGCGGCCACGCACCGGCACAAGGCCCGCACCGCGATCACCGAGGCGGAAGCGACGGTCCGCGCGGAGCTCGACGAGCAGATCAGTGCGCTGCGCGAGCAGCACACCGCGACCGAAACCGAACTGGCGACGTCCCGCCGGGAGCTGGTACGGCTGCGCGCCGCGCTCGCCGCGGGCGTTGCACCCGAGCTAGCCGCGGACTTCGCGGCGCGGCTGCACGGCGATACCGACGAGGAGATCGCCGCGGATGCCGAACGGCTCAAGGCGACGTTCGGGATCGGTGCTCGCCGTGGTGATCCGTCGCAGGGGCAGTCCGGGCACACGTCCACTGACCATGCCCTCGCGGACTTCTTCATGTCGCGAGGCACGTAGAAGGGCTCCGCCTTCATGGCGTTTGAAAACGAAATAGCACCGAACCGGCCGACGACCACCCCAGCACGCCCGGATGGTCGGCATCAGCTGCGGATGGCGCACCTGGAATCCCACGATGTGCCGCGCAACATCGTCGACGACATTTTCCGGGAGGCACAGGAATCGTCCCTGGTGCTCCGCGTTGGCCGGCAGGTACCGGTCGGCTACGGCGAAACTGTCATTCGCGTTGACGGTGTGCAGCCCGAGGTCGGGCAGGTCGGTGTCGGCACCAGGCCGCAGGACCGGGAAGGCTATGAGAAGCCCGTGTCCGGTGTGAGCTGGGGTCACAAGTCCTTCGGGCCGATCAAGCTGGCGACCATCGTCACCGCGAGCGAGGAATGGGAGCGGACGCAGCCGCTGCCGTTTTACCGCGACCTGCAAAGCAAAATGGCCTCAGCGATCGGACGCGGTGTGGACCTGGCCGTGTTCCACAACCGCCGGCCCGACACCGGGGCACCGCTGCTGGGCACTGAGCTGAACAGCTTCATCAACGCCACCCCGAATCGCATCAGGCTCAGCGACGACGTGTACACCGACATCGTCACGGCCTACACGATGCTGACCGAGGCGGACAAGGATCTCACCTTGTTCGCCGCGGATAAGCGGATGAGGCCGCAGTTCCTGCGGGCCCGCGATGGCGAGGGCAACCCGGTTTTCCAGACCGCGCTGAACCTGGCGGATCCGTGGGATTCCATCGGTGGCCTGCGTGTCGAATACGGCAAGCCCGTGTCCGGCAGGATCGGCGCCAGCCCGGACACCAACGTGCGCATGTTCGCCGGCGACTTCTCCCAACTGGTCTACGGGTACGCCGACAGAATCACGTTGAAGCGTACCGACGTGGGCACCATCGAAAGCGGTGGAGAGACGATCAACCTGTGGCAGACCAACCAGATCGCGTATTTGGTCGAGGTTACCTTCGGCTGGCTGGTCAACGATCCTGAATCGTTCGTCGCGTTCGAACTACCGCCGGTCAACGGCTGAGAGGACAGATGCCCAAAGTGGAACACGAGATTCCTGAAGTTGAGGAAGGTAGCCCTGGCCACGCGCAGCTGCACAACAGCATCCGTTGGGTGCTGATCGCCCACGGCTGCAGGCTCGACGAGCTGGAGGCGCGGGTTGCGCGGCTGGAGCCGCGAGACTGGATTCCCGAACATGATGGTGATGACCGGCCGCCGCGGCAGAACCCGGAGCTGCCGGAACAGCCTCCGCGGTCGGAAGCGCCGCCGCCGGAGTACCCCGCCGGCGATGGGGGTGATCGCTGGTGAAGCTCATCGCCCCGGCAACCGACCGGCAGGTCGACGTGACCGGCCCTCTGGTGGACGACCTGATCCGCGTGGGTTACCGCCCCCTCGACGAGGGGGTGAGCGATGGCGGTGGCCAGCCCGCAGGACGTAGCGGCTCGACTCGGCCGCGCACTGGAGGAACCCGAGGCCGCGCAGGTGGCGGTGCTGCTTCAGGACGCGGAGACGCTGATCCTGTCGAGGCTGCCTGACCTGCACGAACGTATCGACCAGCACCTTGTGGCCCATGAGGTGGTGGTGCTGGTTGAGGCGTCGGCGGTGGCGCGGGTGGTGCGCACCCCGGCGGGTATCCGCTCTCAGAAAGCGGAGTCCTACAGCGTCGACTACGACACCGACAACGCACCGCAGGGATTGGAGATCCTGCCCGAGGAATGGCGGCTGCTCGGCCTGCGGGCCGGGCTGTTCACCATCCGCCCAGTCCTGCCGAATCCGGCCAGCTGGGGCGCGTCGTGAAGTTCGAGCATCCGGTGACGGTGCTGGTGCGGCGCCGCGAGACCGACAAGTGGGGCGAACGGACCGTCGTCGCTGAGTGGGAGTTGCCGGGCTGCGCGCTCACCTCGCGCTCGGGTGCTGCGATGCAGCGCTCTTCCTGGTCCGATGTGGACGATTTCCGGCAGGACGTGATCCGCCGTCTGCGGCTGATCCTGCCGCCGGGAGCGGATGTGCGCAGCGGGGATGAGGTCGTGCTGCCGGACGGGCAGTCATACCGCGTGGATGGTGATCCGACCGACCCGTACCACCCGTGGACGGGATGGCGGCCGGGACGCACCGCACAACTGGAAAGAGTGACGGGTTGAGGTATCAGCCGAATCACAGGAGTATGGGCGCCTATCTACGGTCTCCGGTGGTGCGTGAGCTGCTGGAGGGCCCGACACGGGCGGCGCATCAGTATGCGGTGCGCATCGCGCCGCGCCGCACCGGCCGCTACGCGGACACGATCAACCACCATTTCCGCCTCGGATACCCGGACCGAGGTGGCCGCCTGCGGTCTATCGGCGTGGTCGAGGCCACCGTGTCGTATTCGACGATTGTGGAGTGGGGCAGCAAACAGCGCAACCATGCTGCGCGTGATGTGCTGCTGAACGCTCTGCAGTCGATCAGCACCAGTCCCGGGCGCCAGCGTGGATGAGGGCGGGTTCCCCGATGCCGAGGCTGTGGCGATGGCGCTGCTGGAGCCGCTGGCGCCGGCGATGGTGGTGGCCCCGGAGGACATCACCGCCCCGTGCATTCAGGTGCACCGGGCTGGGGGCGCCGACGACGGCGTCACCGATTACGCGCGTCTCCAGGTCGATTGCATCGCACTGGGGCGTCATGAGGTGTGGCGGCTCGCGGAGAGGGTGCGGCAACGCATCCTTGCGGCGGGCCGCACGGTGCACGCTGGTGCGTTGATCGACCGCGCGGCGGTGGAGATCGCACCGCAGCAGATCCCGGAGGAGAACGAGGACATCCGGCGCGTGGAAGCGACGTACATGCTCGCGATGCGCCGCACGATCAGATGGGATGATGGTGGCTGACTATGAAGACCTGGCGTTGCGCCAGGCCGAACTGATCCGGAAGGCGTTGGCCGGCAGTGTTTTCATTGCGCCGTATGGCGCGGAGCATCCGCAGAGCCTGACTCAGGGCGAGAACGCTGAGCTGGTTCCCCTCCCACGGGGCTACCGGGATCTCGGGTGGATCAGCAAGGACAACAGCGCGACGTGGAGCCGGGAGACCGAGGTCTCGGAGATCACGAGCTGGGGTGCGTGGGAACCCACGCGCAGGGACATCCAGAGTGATGTCACGAGTCTTCAGCTGACCGCGCAGGAAACCAACATCCGCACGCTGGGTGTGTGGATGAACACCGACCTGTCGAAGGTGGCGCCTGATCCGGCGACGGGAGAGGTGTCCTTCGCCTCTGGGATACGTCCGGCTACGCAGTACTGGAGGGTTCTGGGGCTCGCGGTCGACGGTACGGGAGCGGACACGATCTACATTGGACGCTATTTGCCGCGGGCGATGGTGTCCGAAGTCGGGGATCAGGTGTGGTCCGACGGCGAAGACGAAGCGCTGGGCTATGAGCTGACGTTGACCGCGACTCGCGACGGCGACGCCGGGTATGCGATCCGGCATTTCTTCGGTGGTCCGGGGTGGCGGCGGCTGCTCAAGAAGATGGGATTCACCGACGGCGATCCGCGTCCGCGTGGTCGCGGCGGCGCGGGCGCGGTGACTGAGATCGTGATGGAGGTCGCGTGAGCCAGCAGCACCGTAAGACCGAGCCCGCCGCGCGTGGGGTGCGGACGTTCGACCAGTTGCGTGCCGAGGCTCGTGCCGGTGCCACACCGGTCGAGCCGTACAAGCTGGACACCGGGGACGGGGTGATCGAGATCGAGTCGCCGGAACGCGTGGGTCAGGTGTTCGCGTTGCGCAAGGGCTCGGAGAGTCCCGAGGATTTGCTCCGGGTGCTGTGCGGTGAACACTATGGGCGTGTGTACGCCCTGCTCGCGGACGAGCACATTTCCGTCTACAACGCCCTGATCCAGGACATGACCAGCCACTTTGCGATGGGGCGGCTTGCGGACCCTACCGATGGCGGGAGCTGACCGGGCTTATCGACAGCTTCGGTGAGCAGATCGAATACGACCTGCTCACCGTGGTGGGTATCGATATTCTTGATTGCTTCCGCGGACTCCACAGCTGGGACAGGTGTCTGCGGCTGCTGGGCCAGTTGCCGCGAACCTCGCGGTATCACGCCGCGCTGGGCGCCGACGAGGACCGCGCCGAGGCGCTGATCAGTGCTGGCGTGGTGCCGGATGAGAACGCGCCGGTCGCGCCGCCACTGGAGACCTGGACACAGGAAGCGGAGTTACTGGCGGCGATTGTGGATCTCCTGGCCGCGCAGCGCGCCGACTATGCCGCAGTGAACAGCAAATCCCATCGGTGGCGGGCGCCGAAGCCGGTGCTGCGTCCGGAGACCGCGCTCGGCCGTGCTCGCCGGCGTGCGGAGAAGTCCCAGCATCACCGGTTGCGTGCGGCGCTGCTGCCGCGCGATTCCAGCGAGAGCGATCCGTAATACCTGTCTGGGGAGGGAGGTTCGGTGCCGAAAAAGTTCGAGGCTGGTGTGGCGTATCTGCACGTCGTGCCGAGCCTGGAGGGCCTCCACAAGCGTATTGAGCGGGAGCTCGACGGGGTACCGGATGAGCTCCTGATCAACGTCAAGCTCGTGACCGCCGGCGCGGAAAAGTCACTCGACGGCCTGGGCGAGGAGCTTGCGCAACCGGCGGCGGTGCGGGTGGACGCGGATACCGAACCGGCCCGCCGGGCCGTCGCCGACTTCCGCCGGGATCTCGCCCGGCGGCAGGACGAAGTCGTGGTCCAGGCGCGTATCCGGGAGCTGACCGAGTCCACGCCACTGATCCCCCAGCAGGCCGCGACTGACACGGCCGCGGCGGATGCCGGGATCGGCAGGTTGCGGGAGCAGCGCATCCGCGCCGAAACCGAGGCGCTGGCCGGGCAGGGCCGGTTGCAGGCTCGGCTGGATGATCTGCATGCCCAGCGGGACACGCGCCTGTCCGGGCTGGACGCCCAGAGTAATGAGGTGTGGGCGCAGGTCGCGGAGCTGACCGGGCAGCGTGCTGCTGGCGCGGATGTCGGCTCGGGGCTGGATGAGGCGATGGACCGGCTGCGGGCTCTCGGGGATGAAAAACATGCGGTGCGTCTGGAGTTCGCCCCGGATCTGAGCCGCGCTCAGTCTGAGCTCGATCTCGCGAAAGCCCGGTGGGAGCACGACAGAATCCGCCTGGATGTGGGGATCTCGTCGGCGCGGCGCTTGCGGGAGGAGGTTCGGCAGGCGCTGGCCAGTGAGCTTTCCCGCACTCAGGCCGATGTGCTGGATGTCCTCCAGCGACGTAACACCGTGTCCTTGCTCGGGGATGCCGACCTGCGCGGTATGCAGGCGCGGGCGACGGAGCTGACCGAGACGGCGCCGTTGCAGCGCCTGGATACCGCGACGGGTACCGCGCAAGCCGACGCCGCCATGCAGCGACTCCAGGCGCAGCGGGTTCGTGCGGAAACCGAGTCGCAGGCGGCGGTGCAACGGCTGCGGGCGCAGATCGACGAGGTGACCCACCGCCGTTACACCGCCCAGCTGCGGTTCGACGTGGATCGTGCCGCGCTGGTGCGCGAGATCGATGAGTTGTTGCGGCAGCGTGAGCTGGGTATCAATGTCGACGCCGATCTCACCCTGGCCGAGTTGCGGCTCCAGAGATTGGAGGAAGAACACCGTCTCGTCCAGTTGCAGGCCGATGTCGATCTGCGTGGAGCCGACGCACAGATCGCCCTGGCGAAGGCCCAGTGGGAGCACGACGCAATCCAGCTGGACACCGCGATCACGGACACGGACAAGCTCCGCGAGGATCTCCGCCGCACCCTGACCGAGGAGACCGCCGCAGCACTGCGTGATGCCGGTGAACTCGCCGCTCGCCAGAACACTACCCGTGTATCGGGTCTGGCTGATGCTGCTCGGTCCCGGGCCCGGATCGATGAACTCGGGCGGACGGCCGAGCCGTCACGGGACGTCGAGGAGGCCCCTGACGTCCGGGCCGCCCGCACCGCGGTAGAGCGGCTGCGGGCACAGCTGGACACTGCGGAGGTCACCCGCGATACCACGGTGCGCGAGGCTTTGGCGCGGATCAGCGAGCTGGACACCCAGCGGCAAAACCGGCTCGCCGCCAACGCTGCCGAACAGGACGCCCTGCGGCGGCAGATCGCCGAGCTCCAGCAGCAGCACGAGGAACTTGGCATCGACGTCACGCTGGAGATGGACAACGCCGAGGCGCAGTTGGAGAAGCTGGAGCACGAGCGGCGTGTGGTCGACATCGAGGTCGATGCCGACACCGAACGCCTTCAGCGCTCCATCCTGGAAGCCCAGGCCGAGTACGGACACGCTGAGATCACGATCGGCGCGGACATTTCCGACGCCGAATGGAAGCTGGAACAGGTCGAGTCCGAGGTTGATGACCTCGATGGCCGGGATGCCACCGTGCGGGCCGATGCCGAAGGCGCCGAACGTGCGGCGTCCCGGATCGCGCTGGTGACCACGGCGTTGTCGGCGTTGTCGGCTGCCGGGCCGGCCGCGGTGGCGGTGCTGGCCACCGTGCCGTTGGCACTGACCGGGATCGGGCAGGTCGCCGGAACCATTGCCGCCGGTCTCAACGGTATCGGCGACGCGGTCAAAGCCATGGACACCGTCCGCGTCGCGAATCTCACCGGCAAGGGCGCGAGTGCAGCCCAGATCGAGAAAATGAACGACGCTTTGGCCGGCCTGGGGCCGCAGGCGCAAGCCTTCGCCCACATGCTGCAAGACCAAGTGCTGCCCGCACTGCGGGGCGTGGGTGACGGAGCCCAGGAATCGTTGCTGCCGCCGGTGCAGCAGGCGCTGGGGCAGCTGCTGCGGCTGGGGCCGCAGGTCACTGCCACGTTCAAGGACACCGGCGTGGTGATCGGAGACCTTGCCCAGCGTGGCGCCGCGATGGTCACTTCTGGCCCGTGGACCACCGATTTCGGGACTGTTGCCCGCTCCAACACGGCGATCCTTGCGGATCTGGGCGGCACGGGTATGGCGCTGGCGGACGCGCTGCGATCCGTTACAGCCGCCGCGGGGCCGACCGGTGAAGGGATCGCCGAATGGGTCGAGAACGCCGCACTGAAAGTCAATGAGTTCGTGCAGTCGGCCCGGGAGTCCGGGCAGATGGCCGTGTGGTTCGACGAGGCGTCCGCCTCTGTCTCCCGCCTCCTGGGCATCCTGCAGAACGCCGCCGGTGACGCACTCAGCCTCGCCGGCGCGCTCGCGCCCGTGGGACAGTCCTTGCTGGATGTCGCCACTGGGGTGGTCGGGTTCGTCGGTGATCTCGCCACCGCCATGCCGTTGCTGATCCAGTTGGCCGCGACCGCGTCCATCGCGCTCGGAGCCTTCATCGCATTCGGTCGTGGGATCGGGGGACTGACCACTGCGTTCGGCACCGCACGCCAGGGGTGGCAGGCGTGGTCTAACGCAATGGCGGCGTGGCAGTTCCGGGCGGTCACCGCGGGCGCGACCATGGACTACTGGACCCAGCGCGTGACCGGAAACGGGCGAGCCGGCGAGTTCGCCGGCCGCGCGACCGGCGGGCTTCTGTCCGGTGTCGGTCGTCTGGTGGGGATCCTGCCCAACGCCGCGCTGGTCGTGGGCGGCCTCGCCCTGGCACTGGACGGGCTGACCACGTCTTCCAGCGAAGCCACGGACGCGCTGCTGCAAGGCGGCACCGCCGCCCAGCAGATGCAGCAGGATCTCGCCTACAACCTCACGGTCCGGCAGGGCCTGAACTTCATCGGAGACCCCATCGGGTATCTCCTCCAATCACAGGCCGAACGCCGCGCCGATGCGCAGCAATCCGACGCGGGTAACCCCTTCGGCGGGCTGCTGGACTGGCTGCTGCCGACCCAGCAAACCGCGCAAGCCGAAGCCCAGCAACGCCTCAACAACATGGGGCCGCTGGACCGGGCGCTGACCCTGCGCAACCAGGCCCAAGCCGACTATGACCTCACCGTCCGCGACACCGGACCCGTCTCCGAACAATCCATCGCCGCCCAGCAACGCCTCGCGCTCGCCACCAACGAGGTCGAACGCGCCCAGGCCGCCGCAGCCGAGGCCACCAAGAGCCACACCGACAGGATGCTGGAACAACAGCAGCAGGCCATGACCATGCTCGACCGCGACCTGGCGCTCCGGGTCGCTCTCAACCAAACCCAGCAAGCCCAGCAGGCCGCCGCAGAGGCGGTCAACCAGTACGGCGTGAACAGCCTGCAAGCCCAAACCGCAAGCCTCGGGCTGGAACAGGCCATGATCCAGGCCGCCAACGCCGCCCGCGCCAAGACCGAAGCCCAGCACCAAAGCGCAGCCGCCGAGGACCGATCACGCTTCGCCACCGCTGCCTACAACCAGACCCTGGCGGACCTGGTGGCACAGGCGGGAACCGCTGCCCCGGTCGCGCTGCGGCAGTACCTCGCCGGGCTGGACAGCTCCGCACTCGCCGCGATTGGCGCCCGGATACAAACCGACGCATTCGGCAACGCCGTACTCGTGCTGCCCGGCGAAAAGTCCGTGGCCCTCGGTGTACGGGGTGACGCCGACGCCATCGCACGCATCAACAACCTGCGTGCCGCGATCGACGCCATGCCACCGAACAAATGGTTCACGGCCTACGTGCGCACCGTGATCACCGACCCACCACCCCGCCAGACCAACCCCAGCATCCCACTGCCACTGGTCCCCAACGCGGCCGGCGCACTCCTCCAGCGCTTCGCGGCCGGAGGCATCGTCGGCGGGCTGACCCCGATGCGCCCGGTCGCCCAGGTCGTACCCCCGCGCACGTGGCGGGTGGTGGGCGACCGGATGACCGGGGATGAGGCGTTCATCCCGATCGACGAATCCGCGCGGTCGCAGGCGATTCTGACCGAGACTGCCCGTCGCATGGGCTACACCCTGCTGCCCGCAGGCCAGACCGCGCCGATGGCATTCGGTGGCCTGCTGGCATCACGCCTGTTCACCCCGGCACCACGCCCGGGACGGACACTGCCCGCCGACCGCGACCAGATCACGGCGGGCACCACCTACGCCCCGCAGATCACCGTCCACGCGCGTACCGACGCGTCCCCCGAGCACATTGCCGCCGCTGTGGACCGGCGGCTGCGTATCCGTTCCCGACTTTAAGGAGGGACCTGCATGGACGGCTCCCCGGTGTGGAGCCTCGCCGACCTCGTCATGGACCCTGAAAAACCCGACAGCCACGGCGTGCAGTGGATTCTCACTAAGGAAGAGGGCTTCTGGGGCACACCATCAACGGGCGCGGAACTGCATCCGCACTTGAGCAGGCATGGCGCGATCCGGACTCCAGGCTGGAAGAAGGAGCGGACCGTCACCCTCGAAGGCAAAGCCTTCGCCCCAGACATCCACTCCCTGCGGCGCGCGGCGAACCGGCTCACCGGGCAGCTCGCCGACCCCCACCGGCCCGTGGCGCTGACGTGCTGGGCCGAGACCGGGCCCGTGACCGTTGATGTGTTCCTGGACGACCAGGTGCTGACCAAGCCGGGGGCAACGGCGACACCGAGTTTCGAATGGTCGTTGCAAGTGGTTGCGCCCGATCCGAGACGGTTCGCCCTCGACTGGTGCCACGTCCAGACTGGGTTACCGAGTCTGGGCGTGGGTGGTCTGCGGTTCGGCGCGGGGCTCGCCGCCCGTGACGGACTGCGGTTCGGCCAGGGCGCCAGTGCGGGAACGCTGCACCTGACCAATCCTGGGACCGCACCCACCGACCCGTTGCTGACCCTGCACGGCCCGCTCGTGCGCCCCACACTGACCACCAGTACCGGGCAGCAGCTCGCCTACCTCGATGCGATCCCCGCCGGCCAGCACGTCACGATCGACGTTGGCGCCCCGGCGGTCCTGCTGCATGGCCGGACGAACACCCGTAACCGTGTTTTTCCCGCTGATTTCGGCGCATTCGTGATTTCTCCGGCGGGTGATCTCAGCGTCCGCCTGGACCACGACGGGCCGCGCGAGGCCACCGGCCACGCCACGGCGGCGTGGCGACATGCCTGGTTCTGATCATCTCCTGATGTTCTTCCTTTCCCTGAAGGGGTTTCTGTGCCCTCATTGAGTGTTTCCGTTGTCTCCGACATTTCTCCATGGGCGGTGGAAGGCGAGATCGGGCTTCGCGATGCCCGGATGCTGTTCTCGGCCGTCCTTGCCCCCGACCCGGGTGAGCGCCTCACGGTGTCTTCCGGGGTCCTGCTCGGCGGCGACTCCCACGGCATCGGCGGCTCCACGCACACCGCGTTGCGGGTCCAGGCCGCCCGGGACATGGCCGTAACCGTCGAGCCCGGCGCGGCTGTGATCGACACCGATCACGGCCCCTATATCGGCACTCTGGAGCGGGCGGCGACGCTGCACCTGGAGCCGGCCAGCCGCAGCCAGAACCGGATCGATCTGATCGTCGCCCGGGTGCACGACGACCTGCACCCAGACCTGTGTTCTCCTCACGGGCACCGGCATTTTCAGGTCGAGGTCTGGACGGGCGACCCGTCACCAACGGTGCCGCTGCCCCCTGAACCTCTCGGACGCGGCTGGATTCCGCTGGCCGAAGTCCGGGCTACTGCCGATGCCACCGAGATCCGCGACGTCGATATCACCGATCTCCGCGGTCCGGGGCTGGCCACCCGCGGCGGCGTGAACGTCCTGTACGGCGCGGACACCGATCCGGAGGCCGGCGCGTACCGGCTACCGGGCGCCTACCCCGGGGCGCAGCGCTGGGTCCACGACCGGCAGCGGTTTCCGCACCAGGTGTGGCGCGGCGGCGGCGAAGGCGGTTGGCAGGCCGTGCACAACGCGATGTGCCACACGACAAGCCCGGCCCCGGGTGACTGGCTGTGGGTGCGTGGCGGTGGGGCGCTGCGGGAGCTCTGCTCGGTGACCGTCCGGGACCCCGGCGTGCCGTACAGCATCTACCCGACCGGGCGTGCCGTGCTCAAGCAGAGCCCGCGCACCGCGGTTGACGTCCACATCAAGGTCGACGACCCCAACACCGGGCGGGCGGTGAACTGGAGCGGCACCGAAACACCGGACGGCGGCGACACCCGCCAGACCGTGCCCGTCCCGCCTCTTCGCTTCGGGCCGTTGACCGGCGACACCCGCGTCCACCTCACCGCCCAGGTCATCCGCACCGACAACCCGGAATTCGGGTTCGCCTTCCGCGGCGACGACATCGGTGAGAACCTGCTGTCGGTCGAGGTGTGGCCGCTGCCGTGGATCTGACCACCTGGTGGGTTCTGGTCGCCGAGACCGTCACCGGCCACGTGGTCGCCGACGTCCGCGCCAGCGCGGCGCCGAGGTTCGAGCGCCGCATCAACGAGCAGGGCACGTGGTCGGTTGACGTCTACTTCGGCTACGGCGGGAGCTCGGCGGAGGATCTGCACGAGTGGGTGGAGACCGGCCGCTACAGCTGGGCCGTGGTCTGCGGCGACCAGGTCATGCAGGCCGGCCCGGTGCGCACCTGGCAAATATCTGACGAACAGCGGCAGCTGACGGTCTCCGGTGCCGGGATCGCCGCGGAGTTCGACCGCCGCATCGTCCGCAACCCCCGTGGGCATACCGCGATCACCGACCCGTCCGAAGACCTCGTCCTCCGGGATCTCTCGGTGCGAGGGCTGATGACTGAGCTGGTGCGAGCGAACCTCGCGCAACGCCGCTACGCGCTGCCGATCGTTGTGCCGGACCCGGAGCCTGGCCCGGAGAGCATCACCTACTACGCCTACGACCTGGCGACCGTGTGGGACCGGCTCCACGACCTGGCGCAGCGCGACGGTGGCCCGGAGTTCGAATTCCGCCCCCGCCTGGTCGATGGGGGCCGGCGGCTGGAGTGGTCGATGGAGATCGGCCGTCCGCGGCTGGGAGACCAGGCGGTGGCGGTGACCTGGGACTACGGGGCAGCGATCGGGCCGCTTGATCTCGATGTGGACGGCAGCCGCAGCCCGGTCAGCCGGGTGTGGGTCAAAGGCGCCGGCGGCGGGCGGGACCTGCTGACCGGCGTCGCCACTGCGGAACGCCCTGGTACCCCGCCCGTTGACGCCGTCGACACCAGTCACGTCGCCGAACGTCGCCAGGACCTCTTGGAGTCCTACGCCCGCGCTGTCCTCGCCGGCGGCCAGAGCCCGGTTACGAGGTGGGAAACGACTCTGCGGCTCGGGCAGCCGGGCACCGGCCTCGGGGAGTGGTCGCTCGGTGATGCCCCGCTGATCGCGGTGTCCGGGCATCCCTGGCTCGGTGACGGCCTGTACAGGCGCCGGATCACCGGGGTATCTGCCGCGGACGAGACCGCGATTGCACTCGACCTTGATGCCCTGCCACCATCGTAGGAGGAACCTCTTTTGTCCACACAGGACGAGCTCGCGCGGCGTATCCGCAATCTCGAAAAGGGCCTGGCCGAGCTGACCCGGCGTCTCCCGGCGCCCCCGAACCCGGGCAGTGATCTGGTATCCGGGGCGGGTGATGCTCGGTGATGGACCTCGCCCGCATCCTCCGTGACGCGGGGCTGTCGGTGGTGACCACGCCGGGCTGGGAGCAGCGCGGGGTCCGCGGTGCGTTCGCGCCGGTCGGCGTCCTCAACCACCACACCGCCGGCCACGCTTCCGCCGCTCGTCCGGCGCCGAGCGTGCAGCTGTGCGTGGAGGGACGCCCGGACTTGGATGGGCCGCTGTGCCACCTGGTCATCGGCTTCGACGGCCAGGTCCACGTCATCGCCGCCGGACGCGCCAACCACGCCGGACGCGCGAAAGCGAGCGGGCCGGTCCCGGCAGGGGATGGCAACACCCTCTACGTCGGGGTGGAGTGGGACTACGCCGGCACCGCACCGCCACCGCCCGCGCAGTTCGCCGCCGCCGTGCGCGTGAACGCGGCGCTGCTGCGTCACCTCGGCAAGCCGGCGGCGCACGCGCGCGGCCACAAGGAAACCAGCGTGACCGGTAAGTGGGACCCCGGGCACGTCGACATGGACCACTTCCGGGCCGAGATCGACCGAGCACTCAACGATCGTGATGGAGGAATCGAAAGTATGGCCCTGGACACGAAGTTCCGGGACTGGGCCGGGAATGAGCAGACCATCCAGGGCTGGATGGACAACGTGGACCGGCGGCTCGCGGCGCTGCACCACGTGATGCTGGTGCCCGGATCGGAACCCAGCCGCATTCCCGGGGATTCCAACCGCACCAACGTGCGTGACGCGGTGATGGACGTCGCCGCCAAGGTCCTCGGACCCGGCTCCGAGCCGCCTCCGGCCCCGTGGCCGCAGCCGATCCCCGACGACACCACGCCACCGCCCACGCCACCGGCCGAGCAGCCTCCGCGGACAGAGCCGGAACCGGAACCGGAGGTGGAGCGGCGATGGACTCCGGAACGCAACGTCACCGCCGCCGGGCTTGCCGGTGCTGCGGGCACCGTCGCCGCCTGGATCGCCAGTCTCTACGGCGTGGTGCTTCCCGAGCCGGTGAGTGCGGCGGTGGTGCTGTTGCTGACCGCGGTCACGGCGTGGCTGGTGCCTCCTCAGCAGTGGGGGCAGCGGTGACGGATCACTTCACCCCGACCGACGAGGCCGCCGCCGCACACGCTGTACTCCCCGAGCCAGCTTGGGCTTTCGTGTCGGGTTCTGCTGGGCGGGGTACGGCCGCCGCTGCCAACAGGGCGGCGTGGGATGCGGTACGTATCACCCCGCGCCTGCCCGTGGATGTGTCAGCGACGTCCACCGCGACGACGCTGTTCGGTGCCCCGGCTACGGCGCCGGTCGCGATTGCCCCGATGGGCGGCATGGGCGTGGTTCATCCCGATGCGGAGGTCGCACTCGCTTTCGCTGCGGGTGAGCTCGGTATTCCTCTGGTTCTGTCCACGATGGCCAGCGCACCCATCGAACATGTCGCGTCCTGTGGTGCGCAGTGGGTGATGCAGCTCTACCCATTGGCAGACAAGGGCATGCAGACCGAGGTGATGCGGCGTGCCGAGGATGCTGGAGCGTCCGCCCTGGTGCTCACGATCGACACCCCACACCGCCACGGCTCCTACTACGAAGCGCGCACTGGTTTTGTCCCGCCTGAGCCGGTGATCGGCCCGGCCACGATAGATCCCGCCCTGACCTGGGACGAGGTCGAGCAGATCACCGTGTCGACTCCGCTGCCGGTGTGGATCAAAGGTGTGTTGGGGCAACAGCAGGCAGAGCATGCGCTGCGGGCGGGAGCGGCGGGGGTGATCGTCAGCAACCACGGCGGCCGTCAGCTGGATGCCGCGCCGGCGACGGCCCACGCGCTCCCGGCGGTGGCCGCGCGTGTGCAGGAAATGCCTGTCACTGCCGGGGTTCTGGTCGATGGCGGGATCAGCACCGGTACCGATGTGCTGCGTGCGCTGAGTCTCGGGGCCTCTGGTGTGCTGATCGGCCGCCAGGTGGCTTACGCCCTCGCCGCGGGTGGTGAGCCCGGTGTGGTGCGGATGCTGGACCGGATCATCGCCGAGCTGGAGACCGCGATGGTCTGCGTGGGCGCCGCGTCGGTCGCCGAAGCACGCGAGCTGCGGTAACTGCTGTTCACGGCCCGTCTCCTGCCCGGGAGGCAGGCCGTTGTCGTGTGCCCACACGAACATCTGAACATGTGATCTACATCACTGGTGTCCGGTTGGGTGGGGGTGGATGGCAATTACCCCTGCGTCGAGTGATCGCGAGTAGCGGAGGGCTGATGGCCGGATTGCAGACTGTGAATCGCTCGGGTGGCCGGTTCTATGTCCACCCTGAGACGAAGGTGACTTATCCGTCGGTGACCAGCATCGTGGGGCAGTTGCCGAAGCCGTTTCTGACGCATTGGGCGGCGAAGATGGCTGCCGAGACTGCGGTGGAGAACCTGGGGTCGGTCGTGGATCTGGCGCTGCGGGATAAGTCCGGTGCGGTGGATTACATCAAGCGTGCTCACACGCGGTTCACCAAGGAAGCCGCTGACGTGGGGTCTCAGGTGCACGATGCGTTTGAGCTGCGCGCTCGGGGGCACCGCAATCGGGTGCACCCGGACATCGAGCCGTATATGCGGCACATCGAGGACTTCCTGACCCGGTACTCACCGGAATTCGAGTACCTGGAGGACTGCGTGTGGTCGGATGCGCACGGGTTCGCCGGGAGCTTCGATGCCATCGCCGTGATCGACGACGAGACGGTCCTGATCGACCTGAAGACCACGCGATCTGGGGTGCACACGGACGTGGCGTTGCAGCTCAACGCCTACGCCCGCGCCGAGCGACTGGTCGCCCAGGACGGCAGCGAGAAGGAGATGCCGACCGTCGACGCCGCCGCGGTACTCCACGTCCGCCCCGAGGGGTGGCGGCTGGTGCCGGTGTTGCTTTCCGAGCCGGTGTTCGAGGTGTTTTTGAGCCTGCGCCGGGTGTTCGAGTGGAACGAGTTGTCCAAGACCGTGCTGGGCACGCCGGTCTATGAATCCACGCCATCGACCGGTTCGCAGCGCCGCGCTGCCTGACCTGGGGAGTGATCGAGTAATGAGTCTAAAGATTTGGGATACCGATCCGAACGGGAAGCCGCAGCCGCGCAACCGGTGGGCCGATGACGTGGTCGCGTTCGTGCACGCGGGCATGGTGCTCAACAACCGCCCCGTCAGCCTGGCGGCGTGGCGGTTTTCCACCGATGATCCGAACGTGGCCGACCGGCTGAGCGAGCTCTACGGCGGCATCCCTGAGTCGTTCGAGACGAAGAAGGGGCCGCGCACGCAGGTGATTTCCTCCACCTCGGTGCTGGATCTGGTGGTGGAAAAGGCACAGGACTTGACTGCCTGCCTGATCCTGTGGGGCACCAAAGGCGCCATCCACTGCTGCGACGGCGAGCGGTTCATCGAAGGGCATCCCGACCGCGAGCAGCTCGGGCAGCTGTGCGGATGCCCGGCTTTGTTCGAGGAACGCAAAGCACGCTCCCGCGCCGGAACGGGGCCGAGTCCGCAGATCACGGTGAAAGCACGTCTGGTCGCCGATGAGGACCTGGGGTATGTGGTGTTCCGGTCCCAGTCCTGGATCCTGGCTGCTGCGATTCCCGACATCGAGCAGGAGATCGCCGTCGCCGCTGACGGTGGTGCCCGGGTCCGGTTGAAGCTGGCGTTGCATCACGTCTCCTACGTCAACGGCCACGGCAAGCCGGTGGAGTACTACCGGCAGGAGATCAGCGACATCACCGCCGAGCCTGCGGCCGAGCTTCCCGAGGTGGCTTGACACAGCCCGGTGCTGCCCCGGAAGCCGAGTGTGGTTGCCGGGGCAGCTTCTTTGTCGGAGGGGGACATGGCAGACCGAGACCAACGGTGGCCGCATCTGGCCCGATTGTTCAGCGAGTTGGACGACGTCGACGCGGTGGACGCTGGTCGGCACCGGCAAGTGGACGGCGACGTGGAGGGGGAATCCGGTGACGAACCGGGCGCGCAGCATTGGGACTGACTGGGAAGTCCGCGTCGCCGAGCTGTATCGCGAGGTGCTGGGTACTCCGGTGTGGCGGCTGGCTCTTCACGGTGCACAGGACCTTGGTGATCTGACGGGGGTGTATCTGACCACGGTCGAGGCGAAGGCTCAGCAGCGCTGGAATGTGTTGGCGTGGCTGCGTGAGGCCCGGATCGAAGCGACGCACAAGGGCGATCCGTTCTATGTCGTGGCGGCGAAACGGCCCAGGATCGCGACACGGGATTGCCCCGCGGTCACCACGCTGGGAAACCACGCGCGACTGATCACGCGCCTGCGCGACAGCGAAGCGGCGTTGCAGGCGGCTGATCCGGCGACCTACCGCGCGCACGTGGAGGCGCATGCCATCGATGTCAGCTGAGGAGGGGCGCGGCATGGATTTCGACACCCTCGTGTCGCGGCTGGCCGGTGATGGTCCGGTTCAGCCGCGGCCGGATGGAACGCTGGTGTGCTGTCCGGTGCACGGCGATAAGCATCCGAGCTTGCTGGTGACGTTGACCGCCGAGCGCAGCGTGCTGGTGCATTGCCGCTCGCACGGGTGCGCACCGGAGGCGGTGTTGCGTGCGGTGCGGCTGACGTGGCATGACCTCTATGACGTCGCCGGCGTCCCGCACACCGCCGCGGTCGCCGGGCGCTCGCCGCTGGTGGGTGCGGGCGAGATCGCGGCGTTGCGCCAGTACCTCGACCGCGCCCAAGCGGCCTGGCCGGGTTCACCTGCCGCCGGTTATGCGCGGGAGCGGTTCGGAATCGATGAGCAGCTGGGCACGCGACTGGGGCTGGGGTTCGCGCCGGCGGGTGATCCCGGATTCGAGTACACCACCGCCGCCTACACCGCGTGCGATCGGCTGGTGGTGCCGTTTTTCGGGCCTGACGGGGTGGCGCGTGGTGTTCAGGCGCGGGATGTCACCGGGCAGCATGCGGTGCGGTGGGCAGGACTGCGTAACCCCGACGCTGCGCGCTGGGCAAGCCTGGCGTGGTTCGGGCAGCCCGACGGTGACGGCCCGTTGGTGGTCGCCGAAGGGCCCGGTGATGCCGTGACGGCGTTCGCTGCGGGGTTCAGCGCGGTCGGTGTTCGCGGTGCGGTTCAGGCCCGCCGCGACGAAGTCGCCGCGGAGATCCTCGCCGCCGCCGGCGGGCGGGTGATCGTGCTGGCCGGAGACGCCGACACCAGTGGAAGCGGGTTCAACGCCGAACTCGGCCGCCGGTTGGCCGAGGCAGACGCGTCGGTGGCCGTGCTGGCGCTTCCCGAGGGTGTGAACGATCTCGCCGACTGGTACCGGCGCAGGCCGGAAACATTCTCCGCTGAGTTGATTGCCGCCGTGGCTGCCGCGCGAGTCTGGCAGGACAACCATGCGGCCGAGGCGGAGTCTGGTAGCAGTCCGCCAGCGGTGTTCGACGGTGACCCGGAAACCTTGCTGGATGAGATCGCGGAGTTCCTCCAGCGATACCTCTACATCCGGGACACCACGTGGTTCACGGTCATCACCGCCTGGATCGCCTCGACGTACTGCATCCGGCTCGCCGAGTCCGCCGATGTGGCACCGCGGCTCGGTTTCGTCAGTTCAGTCCCCGGTGCGGGCAAGTCGCTGGCGCTGGACCTGACCTGCCGCCTATCCGGCGGCCGTCTGGTCACCGACCCCACCGCAGCGTCGGTGCTGCGGACGCTGGCAGGCATGGACTACGCCGAGGACGACCCGGACAAGCCCCTTCCTCCGGTTCCACTCGGGATCGACGAGACCGACAACCTCTATAGCGGGCGCAGCCAGGACACCGCCTCGATCACCTCGGTCTTGAACAGCGGATACCGGCGCGGCAACGAAGTGACCCGCGCCGACACCAACAACCAGCACAAGGCCATCGCCTACGAGACCTTCGCCCCGGTGGTGTGGGCCGGACTGGCGAAAGCCTCGCTGCCGGACGCGCTGCTGTCCCGGACCTTCCTGGTCGAGATGCACCGAGCGACCCCCGAGGAACGCCCGGAATCCTTCCGGCCTCGCCGGCACGGGCAGTACGCCGACGCACTCGCCGAACAGCTCGCCGCCTGGACACGCCAGGCGGTGAACGAAGACGGTGTGTCCGACGCCCTCGACGAAGCCGAAACGCAGCTGGCAGCCCAGGTCGCCAACCGCGACCTGGAACTGTGGTCGGCGCTGATGCTGCCCGCCCTGCTCGCCGGGCCACGCTGGAGCGACCGCGTCCGACACGCATGCAGGGAACTCAAAGACACCAACGCCGACCAGGCCGAACCCACCTCCGTGCGGTTCCTGCGCGCCACCCGCGAGGTCTACCGCACCGGTCAATGGGGCAGAGGCATCAACAACCGCGTGGTGTTCCGGGGCGTACTCGCCGCGAAAGTCATGGAAACCGACGCCCTCTTCGAACGCTGGTCCCGTGGCAGAGGCATGGACGACGAGCACGTGCGCTCGCTGCTGCGGGAGTTCGGCGTGCGACCCCGCCCCGTGCGGGTATCAGGCGAAACCGGCCGCGGATTCCGGTGGGCCGACCTGATGCCGGAGTGGGACCGCTACCTCGGTGAGGACGACGAACAGGAGATCGCCGAATAGATAAAGGAGATTCCGGTTGCGTAGTCACTTCCACCGCATCGCCGGGGAGGAGGTCATAGTGCGCCTGGTGGAGACCCGCGACGATGCCGAGGAATTCCGGCGGTGGGGCTGGGACCATGCCCTGCGGCCGGTCGCGGTCGACACCGAAGCCACCGGCCTGGATATCTACTCGCCGCGATTCAGGTTGAGGACGGTCCAGTTCGGTACCCCGGCTGAGGCGTGGGTGATCCCAGTCGAATCCGCGGACTTTCTGAGGGAAGCGGCGGAGGACGCGCTGCGGCGGCTGGACACGGTGCTCATCCACAACGCGGCTTTCGACTGGCTCGTTGTGGACCGTCACCTGGCCACACCGCTGGAATCGCTGGCTCCTCGAACCATCGACACGCGCACCCTGGCGCACCTGCGTGATCCCCGAGGCCGGCAGGAGGGCGGGACAGGGCTGAAACTCGAAGACCTTGCCGCGGTGCTGGTCGACCCGGACGCCCACCGGCCGCAGCGCGAGTTGTACGCGGCGTTCCGGGAGCTCGGGTACACCAAAGACACCGGTTGGCCGCACATTCCGGTCGAGCACCCGGCCTACGTCCGGTACGCCGGATCGGACGTACTGCTGACTGCCCGCTTATGGGGTGTGTTGGCACCGGAGATCACCCAGCGCGGGATGCAGCGTTTGGTCGACTTCGAGCGCGAGGTCAGCCGGGTGTGCGCCGCGATCCAGCGCAAGGGCATTCTCGCCGACCCGGACTACCTTCGCCGGCTGTCGCAGCGGATGACCGACGAAGCCGAACGTCACATCGCTACGGCCGCCCGCTACGGGGTCGACAACATCAACTCCACGGCCCAGGTAGCACAAGCGCTGCAGGGTATGGGTGAACGGCTTTCTGTGCGAACCGCAGCAGGCAAGCTGGCGGTCGACAAGACAGTTCTCCTGCCGCTTGCCGACCTGGGGGCCCACTGGGAACGTCTCGGCGTCCGCGAGCCCAACCCACTGGCGGACGCAGTGGCGAGAGCCAAACGCGCCGAACGGTGGAAGACCTCGTACGCACGAGCCATGCTCGCCGGTCTCGACGAACACAACCGGGTGCATGCTTCGATTAACTCATTGCAGGCACGCACCGCCCGCATGAGCGTCAGCTCCCCACCACTTCAGCAACTTCCCAACGGTGATTCCACTGTCCGCCGCGCCCTGATTGCCGAACCCGGCCATGTGATCGGCTCTGTGGACTACGAGACGGTGGAGATGCGGGTTCTCGCTGCTTTGGCCACCGACACCGCCATGATCCAGGCCATTGTTGATGGACTTGACTTGCACAGCTACACCGCCCAACAGATCTTCGGTGACGACTTCACGGCCAAGCACCGAAAAGTCGCAAAAACGGTGGGATTCGCGAAGGTTTACGGCGGAGGCGCTGCGTCGATCGTGAGGCAGACCGGTGCATCTCGCGCTGACATCGACCGAGCCATCGGTGCCTACGACCGCACGTTCCGCGGCGTGCGTCGCTTCACCGAGCGACTGGAGCAACGTGGCCGGTTCGGCATGACGGAGCTGATCACTCCGTCCGGGCGGGTGTTGCCGGTCGACCGAATGCGTCTGTATGCGCTGCTGAACCACCTCGTGCAAAGCAGCGCCCGCGATGTTTTCGCGCAAGGGCTGCTCGACCTCGACGCTGCAGGGCTTACCGATTTCGTTCGGCTCCCGGTGCACGACGAAGTCATCTTCGCCGCCCCCGAGTCCGACATGTTCGACGTTGCCGAGGCGATCCAGGACGCCATGACCGTGGACGACTTCTTCGGAGTCCCGTTGACCACTGAGGCCGAAATCTTCGGGACCGGGTGGACCCCGGACGCCCCCCGGTTCAAGCGCACGGGACAGCACGCCTGGCAGGAAAAGGAAGGAGATCGATGGACCCCACTGACCGAAACGACGACCGCGCCCGCTGCGTGACCACCCAAGGCGGCATCCGCTGCGCGGACATGGCCACCCACAAACGGCGCTGCCAACGCCACTACCAGGCGCTGCGGCGGCAAAACCCTGCCTACCGCGCCGCTGAACGGGACCGCAAATACCAAGCCCGGTACTCCCTCACCGCGGCCGAGGTCGACTTGCTGATGGCCGCCCACGATTACACCTGCCAGCTCTGCAGACGGCCGGCCGAGCAGTTCCGCCGCGGCTTGGTCGTAGACCACTGCCACGACACCGGGTTGCTCAGAGGCATTTTGTGCTCGCCGTGCAACCTGGCCATCGGCCACCTGGACCGCACTGGATTACATCGCGCTGCTGCCGACTACCTCCTGCGCGCCGCCATGCTCCGGGAGGTTTCATGAACATCGCAACCCGCGCCAGGAAGCTCGTGCACGCCGCCCGCATCGCCGCGGACCTGGCCGAACAGATCGACGACCTCACCGGCGGCCCGCCGCCACACTTGGCCGACTCGGTACGTCCGGTGGAGACCACGGTGCTCGCCCTGGCGGACCGTGACGTGCTCGACCTCGTCACGAAAGCAGAAACCGATCTGCTGCAAGCCACCTTGCGCACCGCCCGTGCCGCGCGGGCACTGGAGACCGCCCGCGACGCCTTCAGCGGCGACAGCATGTGACGTGTTACAGCAGAGTCCGAAGATCACTCGAATGTCTTAGTCGAAAGTTGTGGTTTAGACCGAAGAGATCAGAGAGGCTCACGCTACTGAGGGGTAGCCGTGGTTCGGGTGCGTGGGGACGCACAAAACCGGCGCGGTGTAGAGGAAGGGGGAGAATTGACCTTCGAACGGGATGCGCGGATCGCGCAGGTCCGCGAGGCACGGATGGTGGCACTCCGGCGGCGGCTGGCACCATCGGGTGGCACTGGGCCGTTGCTTGCGGCTGTTTCGGCGGACCCGCAGATGCAGACCGCAGTGCTGGACGAGTACGACGAGAAAGCCGAGATTGACGACCTCGTGGCCAGCGTGGCTGCTGGCAGCCGTAGTGCTGAACTGGCGCTGTACGCCCGATACTGGAACTTGGTCGAGCGAGTAGCAAGGCTGTACGGGACAAGCCCGGTTTTCGCAGCCGAGGATGCACACCAGACCGGCGTGATCTCGCTGCTCCAGCTCGCGCGGTCTGGGCCGCCCGATTTCCAGCGGCGCGTGGCCCGCAGTGTCCGGTATCGCGTCGCTAACGAGGCCGTCAGGCTGTCGCGGCCTGTCAGCGGTCTCCACCGCCACGGCGTGCAGCTCGTGCTCGCAGCACTGCGAGAGCACGACGGAGACATCCCCGCCACGACTCGCGCCCTGGCCGAGGCACCTGACCGCAACAGCCGCATCGCCCCAGAGACCGCACGCCTGCTCATTCAGGCGCTCATGGCCGACAACGTCCGCCTCGACGCCAGCACGGCCGACGGCCGGGCCCTCGTGGACAGCCTCACCGACGTGGACTTGATCAGCGCCGTCGGCGAACGCGTCGAAGAACTGCTCGCCGCACTCAACCGCTACGAAACGGAGCTGGTCCAAAGAAGCTTTGGACTCGCAGGCTTCCGCCCGCACACCGACGCCGAACTTGGCGCGAGATGGGGCATCACCCCCGACAGCGCAGGCAAAGCCCGCCGCCGCGTCCTCAACCAACTCCGCCGCGCAGTCGTAGCCGGCGGGCCAGGAGCCGCCGCATGACCACCGCCCTGCCCGAACCTCTGGGCATACCCGCCGACCTCACCGTCCACGCCAGCAACGGCCAGGTCGAACTGCACCTGGCCCTGCCCCGCAGCCACACCGAGATCACCCTCACTCCACCCGAGGCATACGCCCTGTCGGTGTGGTTGGAAACCCACACCGACCCCCAGGCCCGCGACGCCCCGACCGTCGCACTCCCCGAAGCTGTGGGGATCACCGCGGATTACACCGCCGACGCGGTGATCCTCTGGCTCGCCGACCCGCCCTTCACGCAGCCGTTCGTCTTCCCCCGCGCAGCCGGCGGACACCTCGCTGCCCGCCTCATCGCATGCGCAGCCACCGCAACCCAGGAGGCGACGAAATGATTAGTTCCAGCACCAGCCCACGCTTAGAGATCGCATGGCGGGTCACCACCCCTGATGGTGCGGAGCTCGGCACGATCGACCGCATCGCCACACACCGACGCCCCAAAAACGCCTACTACCAACCGCGCCGATGCGACGGCAAACAGATCCCGAGCAGAGGCTCCATGCCCGGATGGCCAACCAGAACGTCCGCAGCTGTCGCGCTCGCCAACACCTACGACGGCCCTGACCACGTGGTCAGCACGATCTGGCACGTCTGGGGCTTCCACGGCGAACGCTTAGGAGAAATCCGCCAGCACAGAACGGGCAATGCCGACTGGTACCAACCCTGGACCGTCACCGGACCCGTCACCAACCCGGCATGCAACGCCGGCTGGCAAACAAAGGAAGACGCCGCCGAAGCACTCACCAGACACATCGGCCCAAGCGCACTCGCAGCATGAACAGGCCCCCACCCTGCTGAAGGGTGGGGGCCTGTTCTGTTTTAGGACAGTCGCGGTTTAACGGAGTTGCCAGGTGAACTCACCGTGCGGTTGGTCGATCCACACCCATTGATCGTCTACGGTCCTGGTCAGTCCGAGGCGGTTCCAGCCCGGTTCGCCGGCGGTCTGCCACGTTTGGTGTGCTTCTTCGACTGCCGCCCATAGCGGTGTCGGACCGCTTTCGGTGACAGACCATTTCCCGTCGAGGGTCGGTTCGTGCATCACGAACGCGTGCGATCCGTCCGGCGCGGTGATGGTTCCGGCAGTGGGCTGCCGGGTGTCCGAATCGAAGCGCATCCCGAAGCGGACGCCGACCGGTAGACCGGTGAAATGGGCGAGGAACCACACCACGCGGTTATCCGACCAAGGGTTCGGCGGTGTGGACGTCATGCGCGTCCGCTGCTCTTTCCTGCCCGGGGCGTCGAATGCGCGGGCCTGCTCGCCGTAGTGGCGCATTGCCAT